TCCATTTCGCGGGTGGCCCACCACTCAGCCGAAGCTCGTCGATTTCGGCGGACTTACCGGGCGTCCGTGGTCAATAACCCCGAGTTCATCCTCACCCGACGACCCCTCTGCTGCGACCAACGCGGTGTTGGAAATGTCGGAGTACTGGTGGCCGATCGATGTCAACGTCGGCGGCACCAAGGCCGTCCGCGACAACTCTGAGCAGATCATCCCGCGCGAGCCACGGGAAGACGACGCCGCCTACAACAGGCGGATCTATCACGCGACCCTACCCCCGTTCTTGAACCGACTGGCCTCACAGGCCGCTGGCACCATCCTGCGCAAGGGCATTCACTTCGAGGGTGGTGATCAGGAGTATTGGAACGAGTGGCGGCAGGATGTCACCGGTGACGGCACCCCACTGAACGAGTTTGCGCGCCGCCTTTTGGTCGATGCGCTGCTCTACGGCCATACCTCCATGGTGGTGGACTTCCCCAACGACGAAGCACCCCGCACCTTGCGCGAAGAGGTGATGGCCACCGGCCGCAAGCCGTACCTGTGCATGGTCAGCGCCCAGCAGGTCCGCGGCTGGCGCACCTACAACCAGAAAGCGCAGGGCACCTTGTCTCAGGTGCGCTACATGGAGCGCGTTGTTGAGCCCAAGGGCGACTTTGGCGAGGACGTAGAGGACCAAGTGCGTGTCCTCACCCCTGGCGGCTATCAAGTTTGGCGCTACGAGAGCGAAACCAATAGAGAGAACGGCTGGACGCTGCTCGACGAAGGAACGACCAGCCTTGATGAGATTCCCCTCGTATCTGTATATAGCAACCGTGTCGGCACTTTGCTCAGCAAGCCTCCGCTGCTGGAGGTGGCAAACCTGTGCATTAGCTACTGCCAACGGTTCGCTGACTACCACCACAGCATTCACGTCGGCGCCCAGCCAATCCTGGTGCTCAAAGGCTTCGACCCCGAGAACGACAACGAGCTGGGCATGTCGGTGAACACGGCCGTGCTGCTCCCGCCAGACGGTGACTGCATGTACGTCGAACCGACCAGCGCTGTCTACGAGAGCCAGCTGCGTCTGCTGCAGACCCTCGAAGAGCAGATCAGCTCACTGGGCATTAGTGCCCTGGCGCGCCAAAACATCACCAACGCTGCGGCCGAGGCCAAGCGCTTGGATCGAATCGACAGCGACTCGATCATGGCGATCATCAGCCAAGACCTGGCCCGAGCCATGACGGACATGCTCCGCATTGCGGGCAAGTACGCCGGCAAAGAGCCCCCGCTGGTGACCATTCCCAAGGACTTTGAGAACCGCCTGCTGGACGGCAACCAGATCACTGCAATGCTGCAGCTGCAGATGCAGAACCAGATCAGCCAGGAAACCCTGCTGCGGATTTTGGCCGAGGGCGAGATCCTGCCGCCTTATGTAGAGATCGACGACGAGATCCTGCGCACCCGCGACCAGATGGAAGAGGAGCAGCGCAACGAACTCGAGATGGAGGCTGCGCGCATCGAAGTGGCCCAAGTGACCACCGACGACGGCGAAAACGAGGGTGGTGTGACCAGCGGCAGTGCTGCTGAGGGCGGATCCTCCGGTAACAACACGCTGCCCACGCCGATGAGGCCGGGTAAGCATGCCGACTGAGCGAGAAATCGAAGACGAGTGGATGTTGGCCCTGCTGGCCATCGCCTCGCGCTTCGAGAACGGCTTGATGCGTGATGTGCGCCGCACGGTGCTGCAGGCCAACGCCGATTTCCGCAACTTGGTGGCGCAGATGTCACCCTCCGGCGCTTTTCGCATGTTCGAGTGGTCTCGGTTGCAGCCGGAGCTGTACGAGGTGTTTTCCCCAATCGACGACGCCCTGTGGAAAGCGTTCCCCGACCCGCTCTTCGTCTTCCAAAACCAGTCGACAGAGGCTGCCCTCACCTACGTTGACCAACGAGTTCCTCGGGACACCCCGTGGAGCCGCGGAGAGTTAATGCTCGCCACGGCGGTAGCGGGCACCACTCTCCAGTCATTGCTACGCGCGAACAACGACTTTCGACTGTCGCGGCGGATGGCACGCGACGCCGACAAGCTTGTGCGCACCAAGCTGCTGCAGGACGCCTCGACCGCAGCCATCGCCGACAAGGTGATGCGCGTCACGACCCGCAAGGGCAAGCAGGTGCTCACCAGCCGCGGCGGCACCTTCACCAACCAGATCAGCACCAGGGTCCGCAACCTGATCGCGGGGGCCGTGTGGGATGTGGGCAACAAGTCCACGATGCGCGTCTTCGAGAAGACCAATGTGAGGCTGTGGCGATGGAACGCGGTGCTCGACCCAGCAACTTGCCCAATCTGCGCACCTTTGAACGGGCAGATTGTTAATCAACCAACCAGCTTTGTATCTACCCAGTACGGCAGACAACAACCACCAGTTCACCCAAACTGCCGCTGTGTAATCATGCCGGTCCTAAGTACAGTGGAACCAAGCAGCTGACTTTGCATGTCTATTTGGTGGCCAGGCCCTTGGGGCGCCGGGATTATGGGCGGAACCACTAAAAAAAGCAGCCTCGCAGAGTCACCGCACCAGGCCGCAATCGCCACTACCGAGCCTGAAGAAGAGAAAGAACCAGTGTGCCCAATGCCGACTCCAAAGAAGAGAGCACGGCTGCGCAAAGAAGCGATTGACCTACATAGCTAAGATTTGATTGCAACCCTTACTAGCTGATGATTTCAGAGCAAACCGCTGAGTCTGTGACCAGCACCAATGTGCCCGTGGCCATTGATCCCTCGCTCTTAAATACCTCCGTCGAACCTCAAGTAGACAACGCCGGCAGTGCCGACGCTGAACTGCTCAAGCACAAACTTGGTCTTGCCAATTCGCACGCGAAGCAGGCAAAGAAAGAGGCCGACGAGGCTCGTCTGAAACTCAACCAACTCCAAGAGGAGGTGGCCGAGATGAAGGCGGCACAGCAATCCGCAGCGCAGAAATCGCTTGAGGATCAGGGTGCCTACAAGGATTTGTGGAACGAAGCGAAGAAGACTGTGTCTGAACGCGACGCCACGATTGCCGAGCTACGGACCCAGTTGGCCACCACCAACGAAAAGGCCGAGCAGGAGCGACTGAAAGCCGCTGTCACTAGCCAGCTTTCCCAAGCCAACGCTGTCAACCCGCAGCAGCTTTATCAGCTGCTTGCGCCGCAACTGCGAATGGATGATCAGGGCGCCGCATGTGTTCTCTCCGGGGGCGTTGAGCAACCCATCGGTCAGTACCTGACCAACCTGAAGCAGGCACCGGAATGGCAGCACCACTTTGGTGCTAGCAGCGAGGCGCGGGGAATGGGCTCGACAGCCAGCTCGTCAGTCACACCAGGCAGGGACAACCCCTACCGCACCGGCAATCTGACCGAAGCCATCATCATGGAGCGGGACAATCCCGAGTTGGCAGCCGCCCTCAAGAAAGAAGCAACGCGAAGGGGTTAATCCACGGTCCAACCCATTTCTACGGAGGAATAGCTCGTGGCAGCCACGATGCAGAACTATGCGCGCTCAACATTCCTGAGCGACATCATTACCGTTCCGGCCTTCACACAGTATGTGTCGGAAGCCATTTACGAGCGGAGCCTCTTTGTGCAGTCCGGCGCCGTTGTGCGCAACGCTGCCCTTGATGCCCGTTCCGGCGGCGTGAAGGTGGAAGTTCCCACCTGGAAACCGCTGAACCCCACCGAAACCGTTATCGAGTCGAACGCGACTTGGGGCGGCGACGGCACCACCACCGGCTACCTCGATCCCAAAAAGATCGAAGCTGGCAAGCAGGTGATGCCCATCCTGCACAGGGGCTGGGCCATGGCCGCAGACGACCTCAGTCGTCTAGGAAGCGGCGCAGACCCGATGGCTGCGATCCGTGCCTACACGGCCGACGCCATCAACAAGCAGAAGGAAATCGCACTGCTCAGCCAGCTGCGTGGTCTGTACGGCGGCGGTGCTGCACCTTTGGCAGCTCTGACTGCTGACGTTGCAGAAGCCACTGCAACCGACCCCACTGCAGCCAACTACCTGACCTCTGCAAGTGCCATTGCCGCACGGGCAACTCTTGGTGAGCGCAGCTCTTCGCTGGCGATCATCATCATGCACTCGGCGATGTATCACTACTTGCTGCAGGCAGGCATGCTGCAGTTCTCCTCTGACTCCTTGTCCACGGGCAACGCGATCGAGTGGGGCGGTGGCGGCATCGGTCTTCGCTCTGCGGATGTGGCGTACTTCGCCGGCATGCGCATCATCGTGACCGACAACATTCAGCCTGTTGCTGGTGGCACCACCGGTGCTCCCAACAAGTACCCCGTGTACATGTGCTCCGAAGGCGCCATCGCCGAAGGTGTGCAGCAGGAGCTGAAGATCGAGGCCGATCGCAACATCCTGAGTCTCCAGGACGTGATGGCTGTGTCTATGCACTACGGCTATCACCTGCAGGGCACTGCTTACGGCGGGGCCGACAACCCCACCAACACTGTGCTGGCAACCAACGGCTCCTGGAGCCTGGCCTTCACCGATGTCCGCAACATCGAGATGGTCTGCCTGTACTGCAACAGCCCCTACGGGGGCGTCTACGCCTGATCGTTACTACCCTTCGGGGAGAGCGAGCACGGACCCCACTTCGGTGGGGTCTTTTTTATTGCCTTGGGTAGCATGGAGTAACAGTGTTTCCGGCATGACTGGACTGGTTCGCCTTTACTTTGAGCCGAAGCCAGATACGCCGGTGATGGATCTTCTTAGCCAAGTTCCAACTGTCATTGACTTGCCCCCATACGAGGCCAAGGTGATGCAAACCCACTACGAAGAGCGGGGCTACAACGTGATCGGGATTCCTATCTGATGGCGACATTCGACGCCACCCTGGGCGGCAGCCAAGCCACCAGCTACATATCTTTGGCCGACGCTGACGCCTACTTCACAGGCTCGATGCAAGAGTCGGCGTGGAACGGCTACACCGACGCCGAGAAGCAGTCGGCGCTGATGGCAGCGACCTCCTGGCTGGAGACGTTGACCTACGAGGGCACCCGGTGCAGCCCATCCACCGATGACGCCAACCTGCCGCAACAGCTTCAGTGGCCACGCAGCGGCTTTGAGTGCAAGGGCGTCACCGCGACCTGCTCAGCCATCCCCACTGCTATCAAAGCCGGCGCTTGCCTGTTGGCACTGCAGCTGCTGAAGAACCCCGACGCGATCATCCCCGAGGGTGGTGGCGGCTCCAGCCAGCCCGGTGTGTTCGTGTCCAAGCAGCGGCTCGGCGACCTGGAGCAGGAGTTCACGGAGTACAGCAACCCCCTGAGCAACAACTGCGACACCTGCGGTGATCCGCCGGTGATCTCAGCGTTCCCCTGGCTGCCCAGCGTTTTGAGCTGTTGGTACAAGGGCGACGGCCTGGTTAATGGCAGCGGCTTGATGCTGCGGGTCCGAAGCTGATGGCCAGCCAAGACGCCTGGGCTAAGCCACTCGCTGATCAGCTGGTCAGCGTCTTTCGGGTCAACTCGCTGTCCTATGTGCGGGTAACGCCCGGCACCTACAACACAACCACCGGCACCATCACCAACGCCGAGACCACCTACACCGCGGCCGGTGCAGTGACCGAGCGCAGGCGCGAGTCGGTACAGGACGGGCTCGAGCGGTACGAAATAGACGTGTGGATGGCGCTCAGTGACATCGGCGAGGTCTATCCCACCTACGCCGACTACTTCACCTACGACAACACCACGTTCAAGATCATGCAGATCGACCCGATCTACTCGGGCGACACGCGCTATGCGGTGAAGTGCCGAGGTCGCGCTAACTGATGCCCTCCCTTTCCCAGCTGGTGCCAGACGTGCGCGAAGCACTGCAGCAGGGGCTGGAAGAGGCTGTGCAGGATGTTGCGACCGAAGTCAGGCGCCGTGGCCCGTACTGGGACGGCACCTTCGCTGACAACTGGATCGTCCAGCCTGGCCGCCGCGCCATTCGCCCAATCATCCCGACGTTCCCCAACGTGGCCGCCCGGCCCCGGCCCCGCCCCGCAACGTGGCAAGAGCTGGACCTACCTGCATCACCCAACCTGGCCGGCTACACCCTGGGCAACCGCACCACCTACCGGCTCTACGCGATGGACCTGGCGCCATCAGGCCGCTGGGGCAACATCTACCGCGGCGACACCCGGAACAGCACCGCAACAAAGTTCTGGTACACGACCTACATCAACAACGTGATGCCCAGAACCATCGACAATGCGTTCCGCAGCGTCTTTAGGAGGTTCAAGTGAGTCTGCAAGCTGTCCGCGCGTTCTTCGAGACCCCGGTGATCCTGGCTTGCGTCAACCAGGGTGTGCCGTTCGTCGCTGAAAACCAACCGCTGCTCACCAGTGCAGCGGACACCGAGCAGTGCCGGATGACGATGACCTTCGGCGACATCACCACACCGACGCTGGGCGAGTCGATCGAAAGCCTCAACGGCAGCTGCGTGGTCGAGCTGTTCACGGTCAAGGATGAAGGCCCCGGCCGTGCCCAGGAGATCATCACCGACATCATGACCGGGCTGAACGCACTCAACACCTGCGACGGCCACACCGGAGATGCCGCAACGGCTTATGGCTATGTAGGCGCTATTGCCGGCCCCCTGTTCAACCAGCCTGACGACGTGCCGCACTTTTACACGCAGATCAGCTTCCCGTTCCGCGCCACTTACAACAGCTGAACCTGTCCGTACACTGAGGCTGAGCCTGGGCCCCCGCAGGCAACGCCCCCGTTGCTGTTTGTTCCGTCTATCGGACGGCTGGAACGATTCCGGTTTCATGTTCAAAGAACGTGCTCAGTGGCCAGGACGGCTCTGTGTACTTCAAACCTGCTGGCACATCTGTGTGCTTGCGGGACTACTCCGACTTCCCTGCCGGCACTGATGTAACACTCCCCGAGTGTCACGCCTTTGTCGTTGGCGATGTCATCCAGTTCACCCAGGAAGACAGTGGAGTCCTGGACGGTGCCATCACCACCGCCATCCCGCTTAGCGGTCAAACCTCTGGTCCGTTTGTGATCACTGGGATTGACAACACCGCGGGCGCCAAGAACTTCGAGTTCGCCACCAAGGCTGCTCCCGGTACTGGCATCACCCTCGCGGGTGACGGCGGCACCGGTTCTGCAGACACCCCGCTGCCTGCGCACATCAACGTGTCGCTGGCCGACTTCATGGTGGTCTGCCAGGTTCGCTCTGTGAGCCTGGACCTCTCCCGCGAAGAGCTGGACACCACTGCCCTCCAATGCACCACCGGCACCGCCGCTACCTGCGACGCGCCGTTCCGCACCACCCAATCCGGCTACACCTCCGGCTCGGGCACCATGGAGGTCATGTTCTCCTCGGATCAGTCCTCCCTGGCTAACCGCCTGCTCGCCAGCAGCCTGCGGTCTGACCAGTCCGGCGCTGAGGTGAAGCTCTACCTGGACACCGTCCAGGGTGCCACTGGTCCTGACGACGCCCAGAGCATGTACATCAGCGGTCCCATCACTTTGTTGGGCTTCTCGCTGAACGTGACTCCCGGTGAAATCACCACTGCGACTGTCAACTTCAGCTTTGCTGGGCAGCCCACTATCGATCTCACTTGATAAGCTGCGATCGGAGATGAACCCTAGCCTCGCCTCTGGCGGGGCTTTTTTGTATCTATATACTTGTGAAAACTCCCTAGTTTGTATGCCTTCGGCAATCGACATCCTTAAAGGCGCTGCCAACCTCGACGCCAAAAAGAGGAAGGTCACACTTAACGACGGCACCGTCTTTGAGTTCTGGTGTGCGCCGCTGACGATGCAGGAGCGGGAGCGCGCCAACAAAGAAGCGCAATCTGACGATGTCAATCAGTTCGCCATTCGCCTGCTGATTAACAAGGCCACGAATGAGCATGGCGCCCCGCTGTTTACCGTGGCCGACCTGCGCGATCTCAAGACCGCAGTGCGAGATGACGACCTGCAAAAGCTCCTGCTTGCGGTCATCCAGGAGGACGAAGAGGAGGAGATCACCGACATGAAAAGCCCTCGTAAGGGATCTAAAGCGTGATAACTGGATGCGGCTGAGCTACGGCGTGGCCAAGGAGCTGGGCATGACTGTGCAGCAGCTCCACCAGAACATCACCCGCCAAGAGTTGATGGGGTGGTCCGCCTACTTCCAGATACTCAACGAGGAGGCCGAGGCTGAGAGCCGGCGTTAAGCTGGGGCATCTGGCCTCTCTCGGTTGGCAACATATAACGCTGACATCCGAATAGGCGTCGTAGGCAAGAGCAGCCTCAATTCACTTGAGGCACAGCTCAACAGAATTGGCAAGCAGACAAAAGCACTTAATAACGCACTCAAAATCCGCAGTCAGCGGGTAAAGCTCAACACAGCTGGCGCGATGTCGCAGCTGAAGAGGCTCAACACGGAGCTGTCGAAGCTAGGCCGCACCATCACCGTCAAGGTAAAAGCGGCAGGGCTAGAGGAAGCCGCCAAAAAGCAATCAACATCGATTGTTGCGACCGCGGGCGGCGGCGGTAGGAGCGCGGCGGCCCCCGCAGCTGCCGCTGTCTTAGCCGTTCAGAAGGCGGTCAGCACGGAGATCATCCGGCAGACCAAGGCCACCGAAAACCTGGCCAGGCTGCAGGGTCTTTCTACCCGCCTCAATGCCGAGTCTGCGAAGAAACTCGAGATTTCGAGGAACTACTCAGAAGAGATCGCAAAGATAAGAAACAGGATCAACAGTGCGCTAACCACCGAGGACAAGCTTCAGTTCGGTTTAACGAAAGACGCCCAGAAGCAACTAGATAACACCAAGAAGAGGCTCATCGAACAAGAGGGCTATGCAGAACGCGCCCCAGCGCTTACTGCCCGGCTGCTTAAGGAACAAGAGCGTTTAATTGCTAACGACAGCAGACGGGCCAGAAGCGAAAACCAGATTGCTGATGCTCGCAACAGAAATCTGCGCAAGCAGCTCGAGCAAGCGACTGCGGTCTACAACAAAGAAGCCGCGGTCTTTGAGAGTCTCCAAGACCGCAAACTTAAGGTTGCTCGCGCGACCAGCGAAAACATCACGCGGGTCGAGCAGGAGCAGTCAGCCAAGCGAGAGGAGATAGCCAGGCGAGAGGCGCGCACCCAAGAACGGTTGCAACGTGTGCGCAGAGGGCGAGCCCGCCAGTCAGCACTGCAGGGTGCCCGTGGTGGTGCTTTGCGTGGCGGCATCGCATCGGCCGCCACCATCCCTGGAATCAGTCCGCTGGCCCTGGGTGCCGGTTCCGGCGCTGCGCTGGGCGGTGGAATAGCGGGCGGGGTCACCGGTGCTGCAGTGGCGGCGGCAGTACAAGGAACAGCCGCTCTTGTTGCTTACGGAAACGCAGCAGCCAAAGCCGCTACTGAGACCGCCCTGCTGCGCCGGGCCCTAGAGGGAGTGGTTGGTTCTGGGGAGTATTCCCAAGCTCTGAAGGACATCGAGGGGCTAACAAGAGACTTCAACCTGAATATCCAGGACACCACCAAGTCGTTCACAAAGCTCGCCGCAGCCACTCGTGCCAATGGACTCGACGCGAAGGAAACCGCAGAGGTCTACCGAGGCTTAGCCGCTGCAAACACCGCACTTAGCGGCGATGCGGAGAAGCTCGAAGGCATCTTGCTAGCCACCAGCCAGGTGTTCAGTAAAGGCAAGGTCCAGGCTGAAGAACTCCGCGGCCAGATTGGTGAGCGCCTGCCTGGCGCTTTTGCACTATTTGCGCGGTCTGTCAATTTATCAACGGCCGAGCTGGACAAAGCACTAGAGCAGGGCGAAATCCGAACAGAGGAGTTCGTCAACTTCACCAAGTTCCTATACAAAGAGTACGGAGGTGCTGCAGCGGAGCTGGCCAACGCCCCCGAAGCAGCAGCTCAGAGGTTAGAGAGCAACCTATCACTGCTTCAGGATTCGGTCGGGCAGCTGCTCAAGCCCATCCGTCAGTCTTTCCTGGAAACTGCCAACTTCATCGTTGAGCAGCTCACCCGCGTATCTAACTTCTTAAATCGCCAGGTAATAAAACAGCAACAAGACTTGATCAGGTTGCTAGAAATCCAGGGAGCTTCGCCAGAGAAGATTGCTGCGGCACAGGCCAAGCTGGCGCAGCTGCAAGGCCAATCAACCGGCAAACCTGGGCAGAAGCTAGGAGGAGTAGGAGGGGACGCCGGCGAGACCCCCGAGCAGAAGCGCAAGCGCGAGGCAGATGAAAGAGCCGCCAGGCGACTGGCCGAACAGCAAGCCCGCCAAGCCAAGATTAACGACCTGCTCAAGATTGATACGAAACTAAAAGACGACCTATACCAGCTTGAAGTAGCAAAAGATCGGTACACCGAATCTCAGTTCAAGAGGTTGGAAGCAGAGGCGGTTTACAAGGCAGATATTCGCAAGATTGAGCGACAGATAACCGACGAGACGCAGAAGCAACTTGCGATTTACGACAGAGCGGCTGACCTCAAATTAGAGCTGCTCAGGATAGATAACGAGGAACTTGAAAAGGTCAAACAGACCCGAGCAGAACTGACGGCGCTGGTCAACGACATTGCGAACCAGGGCCTAAAGACCACCTTTGAAACGGACGAGATAGCAGAAGTCCCCGAGGCCGTCCAACGTGCATTCGACGGTGCCAACCAAGCGGGCAACGAGCTGTTCCGCACCTTCGAGAACCTGATCTCCGCCACCAAGAACTGGACCGACGTTCTGGCGGACGCTCTGAAGGCGCTGTCCTCGGTTTTGATCCGGTTCGCTTTGGGCGGCCTGGCTAATGGTGACGGTCAGGGCCTGTTCTCGTTCCTCAACGGCACCCTGTCACCAAGCACTCAAACGTCGCTGCCCGGTGTGTTGTCCAACCAGACCGACTTCACCGGCAGACTCGGGGATGTCAGTGGCGGTTCTATTGGGTTCCGCGCTCGAGGCGGTCGGGTCACCGGGGCCAGCCCCTATGTGGTGGGTGAGCAAGGTGCCGAGCTGTTCATCCCGGGCAAGAGCGGCACCATCGTGCCGGCCGATGTGTTCAACGCCACCCGCGCAGCCATGTCCGGCGGCAGCGAGGGCGGTGATAGCGACGCCTTCGACCAGAACGCCGTGGCCATCGGCACCAACTCTTCAATAACCAAAGAGAAGGCGGTCACCCGCGAGATGGCCATGGCCGGCAGCACTGCGGTGGATGTCCGCTACGACGCCACCGTCATCAACGATGTGTCCTATGTGAGCGAGGAACAGTTCCAGGCCGGGCTCAAGGCTGCAGTGGCGCAATCGAAAGCCTCGATGTTCCGCGATTTGAAGAACAAGCCAAGCGCTAGGGCCGGGATCGGTATCTGATGAGCACGGCGATTGGCACCTACGTCAAGTTCCTGCAGCGGGACGGCAACAACCCGCCGACCCCGTTCAACCTGCAGAACTTTCACCAGGGCGAGACCCGGCTGTACGACCAAGTCAGCTACATCTACGGCGCCTTTGGATTCAGCGGTGGCACGGTTGACGCTGACGCGGCGAATATCGAGGCGTCGCTGGTGATGCAGCTGAACGAGGTGAATTTGAACTTTGCCACCACAGCAGCGAACAACTTGTATTTGGCGCAGGTTCGGACGGTGTGGCTGGACCCGGAGACGTTGGAAGAGACCAATTTGCGGCTTGAGGAGCTGTACGCGGTGGTTGGCTTTGAGCACAACAACAGCAGACTGAGCCTGCGGCTGAGCAACCCGCTCGACGCAGTGGCGGCGAATGTTCCACGACGCCGGCTCAGTCCATCTTTGGTGGGGGCGTTGCCTTCCACCGGCAACGTCTCTTTCACCTGATGCTTAGCCCAAACGACGGCTCACGGATTGTTCTGCTGCCAGAGGACAAACAGCTCATCGAGCTGGCGGGCTGGACCGAAGCGGAGTACCGGGAGTTTGTGCGCGTGGCGCGTGGCAAGAGCCGCATTGCGCCTGGCACACCGGTAGCGGCCTATGTGGCCCCGGCTGCCACATTCAACCCACTGCTGGCGGTTGGTCTGGTGATTGTTGGTGCGGCGCTGAGCTTCACCGCGAGTTACTTGACGCGGTCGCGCCAAAAGACGATTAACGGCAGACAAGCGGAGATCCGCACAAACACGGTCCAGGGGCAGAACATCGTCAGCGGTGCGCGGTACGCACCGAAGGCGGGCTTCGACTCACTGCAGAACGTAGTGGAGCTGGGGAGCATCGTTCCGCTGGTGTACGCCAGGCGCGAAACAGTCGGTGGTGTGACTTACGGCGGCATCCGGGTCAACACCAACCTGCTGTGGAGCCAGGTTTTGAGCTTGAGCGGCGACCAGTTGCTGCGCGGGATCTACTTGGTTGGCGAGGGCGACAGCCGACCCGATTCGATGGAGCTGGACCCGCAGCAGTTTGCGCTGGGGAACAACTTGCTGGGGAGCTACGACCTCGTCAAGGACAACCAAAGCCGGGTGTCGATCTACTACAGCGACGACGGCGGCCGACTGATAAACCAGGACCACCTGGCGGGCATGCCGCCTGCCAACGACCCCGGCAACTTCAGCACTGAACCACAGAACGGCCCGGACGTTTACAGCGTGGGTGGTGCGGGCAATGTGCAAGGCACCAACTTCTGCTTTGCCAGCAAGCCCTCGACCCAAACGAGCATTGGGGTGTTTGGCTGGGTGGGCAACGGGATGGGGTTCCGGGTCAACCCGAGCCTGCGGCCGGAGCTGAGTGCTTCGACGCGGCCCAGTGGCTCAACCAACGTGCAGGTTGTTTGCAACTTGGACCCGAACGAGCGGGCCTATCGGTTGAAGCAGCAAGACGTTTTGCCCGGCCGCTCTGGCGTAATTGCAGGCTCTGCAAACCTGGCAGTGGGCGATCTGCTCACCTACCAGCTGGATTCAGCGTTGAGCAGATCGACGCCGTACTCCTCTGGCACTGCGGGGACCCCTGGTGCGCCAGTGGGTTCGGTCGATGTGGCTGACATCAACTCAGCCGTGGCTTCGCGCCAAGTGGGGCACGACGAGGTGCTGAGTGTGGGGGAGCTGTACAAGATCGGCAGCGCGATTGCGATCTGCACCAGCCGTTCGCCGTATGCGTTTTCTTCTGTGGCGGATGGCGGCGGCCAGTCGATCATCGCCAACTTCGAGGTGGTGCGTGCTGGGCAGATGAGTGCAGCACCGGGCAGCAACGGGGCGGGCAATGCCACGGGCACATCTCAGATTTTTCGTCTTTCGCGCGGATCTTTCGTCACGGAGTACCCGTGTCAGGTAGTGGAGTTGGGGCTGCGGCATGCGCTGGGGATCAGCATCAGCGGCCTGACCAACACCATCGACAGCGGCTACACCTACACCAACATCGACGGGAATGCGTGCGAGTACTTCAACGGCGCCACCCTTGGCCTCAACTCAGTTCTGAACACCCAGAACATCACTGCGGGGTCGATCCAGGTCAAAGAGCAGCGGTATAGCTTTTTCCGGTTGAGCTACCGGGTTGCGGCGAGCAACGATCCGTTTGTGGAAGTGCCGGGGCTGTACGGCGGGCGTGGGGAGACGCAGCAGTCGGTGTACACCTATTTGCGCTTGGAGATGCCGGATGAACGTCGGTGGGAGTTTGAGATTGAACCGATTACGGGGTGGGAGATAGCGCAGGGCGTGGCGAGTGGTGCGCTGTGGGTGTTGGACCCACGGATGCCAGAGGACACGGTGACGTTGGGTGATCTCACCGTGCGGTTCAACGGTTACGAGGTTGCCCGAGATGCCAACAACTTCAAGATCAACTGGCTTGACCCGCTGGAAACGGAACTGGAACCCGGTGGTCAGTTTGGGACGAGCATGGCCGACCCGTGGGCGCGGCTGGCGGAAGTGTTCGTCTACAACGAGGTCACCACCACGGTGAACAACAACCCCGAGTGGGAGTTGGTTTATGTGAACACGATCCTGCCGAACCCGACGACGCCGGACTACGCCGATCTAGCAATCATCGGCATGAACATCCGGGCCAGCCGGGAGTTCTCCAACCTCGGGCAGTTCAGCGTCTACATGAACCGGGGCTTGGGTGGGTTCCATGATTACCCAAGTGTTCTGCGTGATCTGCTGGTCAACGACCGGTTTGGCGTTGGCGAGATTGTCAGCGCGGAGCAGATCGACGAGGCCAGCTTCCAAGCCGCGACCGTCTTCACCAATGGCCGTAATTACTACTTCGATGGTGCGATTACGGAGCCAATCAACATTAGGCAGTGGGGCGCCGACACAGCGCGGGACTTTCTGCTGGATCTGATCATCAGCAACGGAAAGTTTGCGCTGCAGCCACTGATCGAGTTCGACGCGCCGGAGCCGATCACTGGGATGTTCACGGCAGGCAACATCTTGGAGGACAGCTTTGAGCTGACCTACCTGGATCAGGACCAGCGGCAAGCACCGAGGATTTCGGTGAAGTGGCGGCAGGAGCAGACCACGGGGGACTTGAGCAACCGTGGGCTGTTCCCGATCATCCGCGAAGTGACGGTGCGCGAGAAAGACACTCAGCCCCTGGCGCCACTGGATCAGCTCGACCTCAGCGACTTCTGCACCAGCCAGCAGCATGCGATCGACCGGGCCAAGTTTGAGTGCCGGTTCCGCCGCCTTTCGACGCACCAGATCAAGTTCACCACGACTGCCGACCAAGCATCACTGGGTCTGGGCAAGTGCTTCCGCCTGGGGATGGAGACTCTGGTTTATGACCAGCCCCGCAATGGCTACATCGCGGAGGACGGCACGATCACCAGCTGGCCGGAGCTGGCCGATGGCAGCTATGTGGTTGTGAGCTGGAACGGGACTGCTTACACCGAAACGCTGATCAACGTGTCTGCGGGCAAGAGCAACAACGCCCGAGGGTCAGTGTTTTGCGTCGCGGACAACGTGTTCTACACCCAGACCTACAAAGTTCAGAGCCTTTCGTTCAACGAGGAGGGCAACATTGAGGTTGAGGCGATCCACTGGCCGACGAACGAGCAGGGCTACTCCCAACTTGCTGCGGACTGGGACGACACAAGTAAGTGGGAAATAGAAGGTAAGATTTAGAATGAGGCCATGAGCACCGCCTACCCAAGCCTTTGCCCAACAAGGCGGTCGTGGACGCCGGGGAAGTTTCCGACGCGCCGTTTCAATGCAATCAACGGTGCGGGCAAAACCCGGCTGTATGGCAGCAAGGCATTTGATGCCACGCTTGCCCTTGAGTATGTGTTGAGCGATAACGAGTTGGCTTCTCTGCTGGAGTGTTACCGGACTGCTCGTGGCACCTACGACTCGCTGACTTTGCCAGCAGAGGTTTTCGTGGGGCTATCTGTTGATGTGCAGGCAGAAATTCCTGACTACCTAACATGGAGGTGGTCCGACACTCCGACTGTTGAGAGCGTCGCACCGGGTCGCTCCCGCGTCCGCGTCAACCTCGTAGGGACACTCGACGACTAATGGCTGTACTGACTGGAGCGAACGGAGCCCTCAAATACGAGGGCAAGACAGTGGCCAAATGCCGGTCGTGGAGCCTATCTGTGAGCCGCGACGCACTTGAGGACACCTGCATAGGCACCGACGACCGCAGCTATGTGAAGGGCCTGCGCGGTGGTTCGGGCAGCGCGACTGTGCTTTACGACCCGTCCGACAGCGCGGGTGTGGCGCTGATCAACAGCATTTTCAACAACAACGCCAGCGATGACGTTGAGTTTGTGTTCAACACGGCGGGCGGCCAGTTCAAATGCACTGCGCTGCTGACCACCATCAATCCTTCGGTGTCAGTGGGCGACGTGCAGGCGGTGAGTTTGAGCTTCCAGATCTCTGGCCCGATTGATGGGCGCTACTGATGGCAGTTCTTGGCAGCGGCGGACGGCTTGAGCTTCGGCGGGAAGCTCCATCACCGTGCGTCATCCTGCCGGCCGACCGGAACTTAGGCAGCAACTCGATCAACATCGGGTGCGAGGGGTACTGGCCTGGCGACAAGGTGGTCATCAGCGGGCCAGACGGTCTGCCCATATTCATCAACGGGAAGCCACAGCGGTGGGACGGGGTAGGGAGCTACTTCCAGAACGTGCTGTATGTGGCGGACAACCGCGACCACATCACCTCCTCAAGCGACCAGTTCTACAAGGCCATCGGTGAGGAGTACCCGGCGGGGTATGAGGAAGACGCCGCGTGGTTCTACTACCGAGGCGAGGACGAGAACGACAGCCAGGTTGAGCAGGTCGAGGGTTATCTGTGTGTGGACTCTCTGGGCCGGGGCAAGCTGTACGAAAGCCGCTGCGAGGGTCTGTCTTGCTGCGGTGAGTCGCTGCTGGTTTTCGACTCTAACGCCGCGAAGATCGACTTCGACTTCATGGTGATCAACCAGTCGGGCAGTGGTGAGTACCAGAACGCGCTGACCAAGTGCTTTGGTGAGCTGGGCGAGTACATCTTTAATGACATTGCTGACGACACCAGCCCCTTTGACCCGAACCGGGCCGTTGACAGCATCTGTGCCGACCCGCCGCTTTACCTGAATCCGACAGCTGGTACGGACGAGTTTGCCAACGCTGATGTGCAGCCCCGCAGCGACGTGAACGCTGGCCCACACCCGCTGTGGAAGATCATTTGCGAAGTGCGGGAGTGGAGCCTGGAGCTGGACGCGCCAGCGGTGGACACCACGGGAGTAGG